CGGCCAGGATGAGTCCGCGGTCGAGAAGATGCTCGACGCGGAGACCTACATGAACGGCTCGAACGCCGTTGAGAAGGGTTTCGCCACCGGCCTGATCTCGGCATCCGAAGTGGAACAAGCCCCGAGCGAAGAAGCAAATCAGGCCCACTCGGCCCGCAAGCTCGACGCTGCGCTCGCCAAATCAGGGATGCCGCGCAGCGAGCGCCGGAAGCTCATCTCAGAAATCAAGACCAGCACGTCTAGCGCTGCTGGCGGCGACACGCTTCGCGCTGTCGTGCCGGGCAAGCCTAGCGCTGCCCTTGATGTATCCGCGTTTGAAGAAACCGCAAATCAGGCGTCGGCACTTCGGGGGCTTATCCCCGGCTGCTGATCGACTGGCGCTGAAACCAATTCATAACCGCCCGAGAGGCGGTTTTTTCATTTCTGAAAGGACAAAATTATGCCTGTAGATCTTTCTGCAATCGAAGCTTCCCAGAAGCAAACCCAAGCCGACCTGAAAGCCGTTGGCGACCAGATCAAGACTTACGCTGAGCGCACCGAGAAGGAAATCAAAGCCTCCGGTGAGATGCAGGCCGAGACCCGTGGCAAGGTGGACGAGCTGCTGCTGAAGCAGGGCGAGCTTCAGGCGCGCATGCAGGATGCTGAGCAAAAGCTGGTCAATGCCAACAAGCGTAATGAGCCGGAGGTTCAGCAGTCTGCCGGCCAACTCGTCGCTGCGAAGATGACCGAAGAGGGCGTCAACAGTTCTTTCCGCGGCTCCCGCCGTGTGGAAGTACCGCGCGCCGCAATCACCTCGGTGCCGACCTCCGGCGGCGCGCTGGTGCAGACCGAGCGCGTGGGTATCGTCCTCGCGCCGCAGCGCCGCTTGACCATTCGCGATCTGGTAGCGCCTGGCACCACCGACAGCAACGCTATCGAATACGTGCGTGAAACCGGCTTCACCAACAACGCCGCGATCGTAGGCGAAGGTCTGGCCAAGCCCTACAGCGATCTGAAGTTTGAGCTGCAGAACGCGAACGTGCGGACCATTGCGCACCTGTTCAAAGGCAGCCGCCAGATCCTGGACGACGCTTCGGCATTGCAGAGCTACATCGACGCCCGAGCTCGCTACGGCCTGTTGATGGCCGAGGAAGCGCAGCTGCTGTACGGCAACGGTACCGGCAACAACCTCAAAGGGATCATCCCGCAAGCCCAGATCTACGCGCCTCCTGCGGGTATCGCGGTCCAAGCGATCCAGCGTATCGACCGCATTCGTCTGGCCCTGCTCCAGGCGCAGTTGGCCGAGTTCCCGTCGACCGGCATCGTGCTGAACCCGATCGACTGGGCGGCGATTGAGCTGCTCAAAGATGGGGAAGGGCGATACATCATCGGCAAGCCGCAAGAAGGCACCGCGGCGCGCCTGTGGAACCTGCCGGTCGTTGAAACCCAGGCCATTGTTCAGGACCAGTTCCTGGTGGGCGCATTCAGCCTGGCTGCGCAGATCTTTGACCGGATGGGTATCGAAGTGCTGGTCTCGACTGAGAACGCCGACGACTTCGAGAAAAACATGGTGACCATCCGCGCTGAAGAGCGCTTGGCCTTCTCTGTGTACCGCCCGGAAGCCTTCGTGACCGGTCCTCTGACCCCAGCGGCTTAACCCTTCCCAAAAGAGGCCGCCTGCGGGCGGCCTCACTGATTCAGGAGAGACAAACATGGCACGTGCAAGCGCAAGCGATGCAAACAAGGGGGCTGCTACAGCCGCGAATACGACTTCTGCCCCTTCTGGTCAGCAGACTTCAGCAGAAAGCACCACCGCCACGGCCGTTGCGCCCTCCGTACAAGGTGGGACCGCGGTAGCAGATAGCGCTTCCGTGGCAGGCGCAGGGACTGGTCCGCTCCAGCCCACTGATCCGGCCAATGGGATTGGTAGCACCGTGCAGGCGGGTCAGCCGTCCTCCGACGCGGCAACAGCGGCCAGCTCGACGACTGCCCTCGACGCTTCAGCAGCCACCGATGCCCAATTGCAGTCGGATAGCGTTGCTGAGGACGGCAACGAGGTCATGATTTACCCGGTCCGCAGCTACCTGGACGGAAAAGAGATCCGTCGTGCTGGTGGTAAAGGCTACAAGTCGCCGAAGCATGACGCGGTGTCTTTGGTCGCAGCCGGCCTGGCCACCGACAAAAAGCCGAAGGTCTGACATGAACGCCATCCCGACCGATCAAGCGATGCAACATTTGCGGGCGGACGAGGATGACCGCGAATACGTGGAACTGCTGTTGACCGCCGCGGAGGACAGTGCCGCCCAGTTCATGAACCGGCGGTTTTATGCGGACTTGGATTCGCTGGGCGCCGCTGTGCTCGACGGCTCGGCCGGCCTTGATCCGGTGCTCATGAATGCATCGATCCGCGCGGCCTGTCTGCTGATCCTAGGGTCGCTCTATGCCAACCGGGAGGATTCGGCCAGCGGTGCTGCATTCAGCGAGTTGCCAATGGGCTCGCGATCGCTGCTGACACCGTATCGAATCGGCTGGGGGATCTGATGCGCGCAGGAAAGCTTCGACATCATGTAACGCTCCAGCGCGCCGAGTTCTCACAAGATCCGGTCACCGGAGAGATCATCCCATCGTGGCTTGAAGTCGCCAAGTTGTGGGCAGCGATTGAGCCGCTCTCGGGGCGAGAGTTCATTGCCGCAGCAGCAAGCCAGTCGGAGGTGGCAGCGCGTGTCGTGATTCGCTACCGCCCGGGAATTACGTCGGCCATGCGGATACTTCACCGAGGCAAGGTTTACAACATTCAGGGTGTGCTTGCCGACGTAGACAGCGGTCTCGACTACCTGACGCTTCCGTGCAGCGAGGGCGTGGGCGATGGCTGATACGGTGCAGTTCAGCCTGACTGGCATAGATTCGCTTGTCGCCAAGCTGGAAGCCGTGTCGTTCGACGTGAAGCGCAAGGGCGGTCGTGCGGCGCTGCGCAAGGCCGCCCAGGTCGTTGCCGACAAGGCCAAGGAAGGAGCGCAGAAGCTCGACGATGCCGCGACCGGTCGCTCGATCGCCAAAAACATCGCGCTTCGCTGGAATGGCCGGCTGTTCAAAGCATCGGGTGATCTGGGTTTCCGCGTTGGCGTTCTTCACGGTGCCAAAATCGCCAAGAAGGGCAACCCTGACGAAGGTGAGTCCGGACCGACGCCGCACTGGAGGTTCTTCGAGTTCGGCACCGCCAAGATGTCGGCGAACCCATTCATGCGCAAGGCACTGGCTGACAACATCAGCCTGGCCACGAGCACGTTCATCACTGAATACGAAAAGGCCATTGACCGGGCGATCCGGCGGGCAGCGAAGGGGGGCATATGAAATACCCACCCATTTTCCAAGTGGCGGCCGCGGATCCCGCTGTAACAGCTCTGATCGGGAAAAACCCGGTGAGGCTTTATCTATTCGGCATGGCACCGGATAAACCCGCTGGTACCTATTGTGTGTGGCAGGTCATCAACGGCAGCCCGGATAACTATCTGGCTGGGCGCCCCGACGTCGAGGCCTACGGCCTGCAGGTCGATGTGTATGCCTCCACTGCATCGGCTGCTCGTGCTGCAGGTCAGGCCATCGAGTACGCCATCGAACTTGCTGCGCGCGTGAGCAGTTACAACGGCGAGACCCGGGACACCGAGACCATGCTCTACCGCTACAGCTTCGACGTCGACTGGATCGTCCAGCGATAACCGAATACCCAAAACCGGCCCGCCATGCGCGGGCTTTTTTGTGCCCGACATTTGGAGATCACCATGTCGATTCTGTCCCAAGGAACCCAGATTTACGCGCTGGTCCCGCCGTTGTCCGGTACCGGTCCAAAGACCGTGCTCGCAATTGAATGCGCCACGGCGTTCAGCCCCGGCGGGGCTCCAGCTGACCAGATTGAAGACACTTGCCTGGAAGACCAGGAGCGCAGCTACAAGAAAGGTTTGCGCACGCCTGGGCAGGCCTCGCTGACCATCAACGCTGACCCCAACAACGCCAGCCACATTCGGCTTCATCAGCTTTCCGAAGCCAACGGCGACACGACCATTCCATGGGCGGTTGGCTGGTCGGACGGGAAGTCTGCACCAACGCTGAATGAGGCCGGTGACGACTTCGAACTTCCTGAAGATCGCACCTGGTTCACTTTTAGCGGGTACGTCTCCGACTTCCCGTTCGACTTCGCAGGCAACACCGTCGTAAGCACCGCGGCAACCATCCAGCGTTCCGGCGGCTCCGCCTGGATTCGCAAAACGACATAAGGCCACAGCATGAAACTCACTCTGGAAAGCCTTAAATCGGTCGGCGCATTCACCGGCCGGCCGGTCGAGAAGGAAATCAAATGGTCGCAGGGCGATGACGAGTTCACTGCGACGGTGTTTATCCGTCCGCTGGGCTATCAGGCGGCAGTCAGCGATGTCACGGCCCTCAACGGCAAGCACGACAGCCTGGCAGGACGAATCGCTGCCAGCGTCTGCGATGAGAACGGCAATGCCGTGTTCACCGTTGGCGATATCACCGGGACGGCTGACCCAGAGCGCGGCGCACTCGACGGCCGCCTCACCGTAGCGCTGCTCGCCGCCATCTTTGAGGTGAACAACCTGGGAAAGACGACGCCCTCACTGACGGAGAAGAGCTCTGGCACGAGCTCGCGATCACGTTCGGTTGCACGATCGCGGAAGCCCAAGAGCGCCTGAGCCTTCGTGAATACAACCGCTGGACAAAGTACCGGCGGGAACGCGGCTCTCTGAACGTGGGGGCCAGGATCGAGCGCAGCGTTGCACTCCTGACCACTATCTACGCGAATCGGATATCCAAAGATGGCGGCTTCAAGCTTGCCGACTTCTTGCCGCATGAGCGTGCGCGCGAGGTCAGTCTTGAGGAAGCGATGGAGGCATGGGTGTAACACTCCCGGAGATTATGAATGGCCAGTAATTCACTGGGTACGCTCACGCTTGATCTGATTGCGAAAATCGGTGCGTTCACTGGCCCGCTAGACAAAGCGAGTCAGGACGCGAAAAAGCGAACGGCGGAGATCTCCAAGTCATTCGACAGTTTGGCAAAGGGCGTGGGTGCCGCGGTCGGCACCATCCCTGCGGCGCTCACCGCCCTTGTCATCCACTCCGCAAGCGTGGCGAAGGAAATCTCAAACCAAGCGGCGATGGCCGGCCTGGGCACGACGGAGTTTCAGAAGTACGCCGCTGGCGCTCAGAGCGTGGGCATCGAGCAGGACAAGCTGGCCGACATTTTCAAAGACACGAACGACAAGCTCGGGGATTTTGCAAATACGGGCGGCGGCGCTCTGAAGGACTTTTTCACCAACATCGCCCCGAAGGTTGGCCTGACGGCCGACAGCTTCAAAAAGCTCAACAGCAAGGACGCGCTGGCGCTGTACGTCACGAGTCTCGAGAAAGCGAACGTCAGCCAGCAGGAAATGACGTTCTACATGGA